CTCTTTCTTCAATAGATTCTTCAAACTCAATATATTCAAAATCATGCTCTTCTAACCATGCTTTTGCTTGATCAGGAGTAAATTTAGTATCATCAAATCTAATTGATTGAATTTCAGAGTTTTTATCTTCTTTAATTCCATATACTGCATGTATTCCAACACCAAGAGCATCGTTTGTTCTAAAAAATGCTTTATATCCTGTTGGTTCTTTAATTCTTGCTGCATGTTCGTTGGGATATGGTCTAGCTTCATGCATTCTTTCTTCTTCTTTCTTTAATCTTTCGACAATTTGTCTTGACCAAGAATAGCCTGCGTCACCCCCCCAAAGAGCGATGGCAATCCTGCCATTACTAGGATATCCTTTTTCTCCAACATTATATCCTTCGCCTTGCTTGTCTACTTGATGCCTTGAATGAAAGCTATACATTCTTTTAACGGTAGATTCAGAAAGATTCTTGCCATTAACAATATCTCTTGCTCTAGCAATACCAACTTCAGTACCACCTCTACCATGTTCTCTTCGCCAATCTAAACCTCTTTGAGCTTCAGTGACCATGCCTTCAGTTGGTTTATAGCTCATCGTCATCCTCTCCACCCTGTATGTTTGCTTCTACAGGAAGTTTTGCACCGAATGGTTGATAAGCTAGTTCTATTCCGTACTGCTTGGCTAGTTCTATTTCTTTTTGATGTTGTTCAAATAGTTCTTCTGTATCTCTACCGTAAGAAGCACAGATATCAGAATAGGTAAGAGTTCCATTTTGTAATCCTATAACATTAGATTGCATTTCTTTTAATGGGTCTATCCAAGCAAAACTTCTTGGAATAAATGTGACCGCATTAGCAAATTGATCAACTTTAGAAACAGGAAGTTTAATGTAGTTTGTTGAAACTGCCATTTCTAACCATGATCTGAATATTGGCTCAATGAAGTGTTCGATTACAAATTGTTGATAGATCTGATACATGCTGCGATCTTCTAAAGCTCCTTGTCTGATAGAGCTGTAGTTAACAGAAGTTAAATCGTTAGAAAGCGAATGATAAGAAATGTTTAAACCAGATGCGATACTTCTAAGCACAGTTTTTGTGAATGATTCAAAAGCAGATGTAGGATGGTTTGGGTCAAATGCTTTAAAGTCCATTCCTGCAGGTAGCTGTTCAAAGACACCTGCTTGAGCATTCATAGTTGGACTGAATCCGTCTTCGTATGCTCCATCACCAACGTAACCGTCACCATCTGGACTTACAAAGAATCCCATCTTACTTGCAGACACACGGGCTGCAACGACCTCTGCTTCCATATAGCCTGAATACATTTTGACATTAGACATAGCTGTTGCAACTAAAGATACACCTCTAGTCTGCTCTGCTCTTTGTGGTAAGAAAGCATGAATGATTTCATCAGCAGGAACTCTAATGTGTTGGTTCTTGTTGAGATAGGTTCTTTCGTAAGGATGATCTTTGTATAAGTGATAGGCTACAGGTGTATCAAACTTATCTACCTCAACACCCATCTTGATACGATTACCAGTTTCTTTGTAGTAATCATTTTTATTTTCATCTAAATGATCTGCTTCTAAGAATTGAATTCTAAATCCAAAAGGTGATTTAAGATCTTTGATTTTTCTGATTAAAACTTCACCATCTCTGCAAAGAGATTCAATAAATATTTTCTGACAATCTAAGAAAGTCAGTCTTTTGTTAGTTGTGCAATTTCCTAATCTTGTCCACTCACGCCATGCTTCCTCAATGGACTGGTTAGCTCTTAGGTCTAGCTTACCCATGTTAACAGGGTCATCTAGTCTCGCCTTAGAGCTAACTCTTATGCCATGCTTACCGATAACATTAGACACCATCAGATTTAAGTATCTAGCAATATAGCTATCGTTTCTTGCTAACTCTCTTGCTCTGTCTCTAAGGACTCGTATGTTGTCTTTTATTTCAGCATCGGCACTGGTGGAAGTAGTTAAAAAATCTGCAAACAATCTTCCTGCATTAGCACCAGAATAAGATCTTCTATAGGCTTGACGTTTTTTTGTCTTGACTTCATTTCTATTAAAGATGTTGTTATACCATGCCATTATTTATAACTCTTAGGTGTTGTGACGTTATGTCCAAAATTAACTTTAATTGTGTTTCCAGAGCCACGACCATTTTTAATTCTAGCTCTTTTAACTTCTCGTAAATATTCTGACTTATATCTATCTCTAAATGTTAAAAGTTCATTGATAGACATTCTTGATAATGATCTTCCTGCAATAGACATAGATTGCTGATCCATAGTTGCTCTGTTTTCAATGACAGCTTCAATTGCATCTAGAACTTTCTTTGCATGACTTCTAACTGAAGCAGAAGTTGTTGCATAGTTGTCTTGTACTTCCACAAAACCCTCTTCTAATTTAATTCTAGCTGAGTCTGAGCTTCTAGTTATATAAGAAATCCAATTGTAGTTGCCTTTAGCATAGGAAGAGGTGCTTGAGGTTGAGATTATGTATTCGTCTCCAGATTCAGTTGCAGTCAAAGTAAAATTAGATGCAGTTGCACCATCAATTAAATTGAATTCATAAGATAGTGAGTAATCTGCTACTGGATAATCACTAGCAAGATCATCTCTTTTCCATGCCCAGAAATCCCCAAGCTGTAATTCACTTGGAACTTGAGTAGGATAATTTGTCGAATCAAATTTGTTAGCCAAACAAAAACCTCATTTAAGTTAGATATATCCACATAAAACACTATGGTCTATATGGGAAATGTCAAGATTATTTCCAAGAAGTAGCGAAATTAGGTCTATTTACAGATCTTTTTGGTTTATTTTGTGACTTTTCTTGTGGTTTTGACTCATTGGTCAGTATTTTTTCTTCAATGATGTCAAAATTTGGATTTAGAATGTAAATAGCTGCAAAATTGTAAACCAATGTGTCCAATGCTTCGTTTCTTGGTCTAATTTGTTTCCAAACAAGCGTTTTCCTTCCTCTCACAAATTTTGTGATTCTTTTTTCTGCTGTAAGTTGCTTAAAGTATTCCTCATCTAAGTCTGAGCAAAAATGTAAAGTTGTATTTTCTTTATCGGTAGATAATCTTGCAAAAATTGCTTCTTTTGCTGTGTCAGTTCCAACTGGATAAAGGACAGCTTTATTTTTACCAACAAAAGTAGGTCTATTTGCAATTGCTTTACCAGTTTGGTTTGAACCCTTAATGGAAAATACTCTTCTTGCTTGTCTAGCCTTAGTAAATTCATAGACTCTTTGAGTATGGTGACCACCAGAGTCAACGGTGCAGCAAGAAATAGGAATTAATCGTTCTGTTTCAGTTCTAAATCTTTTCTTGAGATAGGCATCTAAATCGTTCCAAACATTAAATGCATTTGGGTCTCCCCATAGAATCTTATAATCCAAGACCCACGCTTGATAGTTTTTACCCCATCCAACAGTTTGTAATTCCAATCTATCTTTCTGAACATCAACACCAGTAGTCAAAATCAACACATCTTCTGGAACGGTGGTATGATCATAGTTCAATCTACGTTCAAGAAGTGTTTCATACTCAACAGCTTCGCCCTGTTCTTCCCAAGTTTCACCAAGAGCTGTGTTGACCCATGTCTTTAATGTTTCTGGATTCTTTTTAGATTCAAGAAATGCTTTAGCCATCTGACCCCAAGTTGACCAAACAGAATAAAGCTCCGATATATGGAATCCTGCTGTTTTGAAACTTTCTGCTGTTGCTCTCCACTCACCATTCTTGATCATCCATTGTTTTTTAGACTCTTCAATTACCGAACCGCATTCTTCGCAGGCATAAGTAGCGGTTTCAGGCTTGTCTTCTTCCCAAACTACGTTTTTCCATTTCAAAACTTGCATATGTTGGCATTCTGGACACGGAACGTAGTAATAACGTTTATCTGATTCCTCAAATGCAGCTTCAATTGCGGATAATCCTTTGATAGTTGGTGTGCTACACATGTAGATTTTGCGATTTGCGAAAGTTTTAGTTCTAGCAATAGCCAAAGATATTGGTGAACCTTCGCTTCCTGCAGAAGTTTCCCATCTATCAATCTCATCCATTAAGAGGATTCTGATACTTCTACTAGCTAATCCACTTGGACTGTTGCTTCCCACAATAGTACAACTACCGCCTGCAAACTTCTTATGCATGGTTGTATTGCCACTATCTCTGCTTTTTGAGTCTTTTACACAGTCTCTGATCTTTTCTGTATCTCGAATCATTGCTGCAAGTCTGTCTTTTGAGAATGCCTGACCCATAGCAAGGGTAGGTTGCACTATAAGCATAGGTGATGGGTCTTGATCTATGTAATATGCAATTGAGTTCAGAAGAATCTCTGTTTTGCCAACTTGTGCTGAAGTCATGACCACAATTCTTTCAATATTAGGGTCACAGAATGAATCCATGATATCTCTTTGATATTCTGCTCTATCAGTTCTCCATTGACCTGCTTCAGCAGATGCTTCAGGTGAAAGTTTGCGGTAGGTATCTGCCCAAGAACTAATCTTGAGATTCGGTGGAGCTGCCCATATCTGGTTCGTCTCCTGTATCACCTTTTCTATATTTCTTAGGTATTCCATTGTTTGCTAGTTCATCCAATGCTTCGTGAACTCTCTCCTTAATCACTTGTTCTGCTTCAGCATAGTTATCCACAGAGATTACCTGATGTGCAATTCTTGTGGGTAAAGCTATCAACTTAGCTCTAGCGTTAGATACATATTCAACCCATGTATCTTGTACCAATTGAGTAGGAATAAGATTTCCTTCTAATTGCTCTACTTCTAATTCTGCCTTTCTTGCTTGAGCTGCAGTAAGTTTGGTCTTTTCCTCTGCAATATCGCCTGTACCAGATCTTTTGTGGTATCCACCTAGTTTTCTAAGGTAAGAAATGTAAGCAATCCTGCAAACATCCATATTTAGCGGACTTTTACCCATTTTAGAGGGCAAAATACCGTCTCTAATGAGTTCTGAGACCCTTTTAACTGATAAGTCCAAATGTTCAGCAACTTCTCTCTGTGTAGCCATACGTTGCTCTAATTACCTTAGTTGAGACTCACCGACACTAGCGAACTTCTGAGCTGTCCAATTACCA